CACGGCAGCCTCTTCAGAAATTTTTAATGGTTTATTGGACATGCGGTCCTCCGCAGAGAGCTAGGACAGTTAACATTACAATTAATAAACCTGTAAAATAATAATTCATCTTGGCACTCTCCATGGTAAATTATCCTTTAAGCCAATTACGAATTTTCCTAAATGGCCATTTGATCCAATGCCAAATATCCTTAAGTAACTTTTTCATTTTCTACCTCTTTACATAAACATTTTGAACAAGTGCATAAATCACCATCATAATGGTGTGAATGAAGTTCTTCATCACAATGACAATCACAGTGGCAATCTTTGCACTCAGACATTTTATTTACTATGAAATACTGTAGCTTCTATTACGTGTTCAGTAGTAAAATTACAGTAAACATCATTCTCAAATAGAATAGGTCCTGGAAAGTTTATAGTTATTCCACCGACAGCAGCAGGTGTCTTAACTTTAAATTTTAAAGTTCCACCAGATCCTCCATCTCTTAAATGAAAATCACCAGACGCGGTACCGCTATCTAGATAAACTCCAAAAACTCTTGTTCTTCCAGATCTGATCGTACCAGTTTCAGTTGCTTGGGATGTTGCTGATACATCTTCTGCCGATCCAAATATATTTGCTGACATATAATCTCCTTTTAATTAGTGGGTCCGAAGACCCACATAATTATTAGATGTTGTTAATTAACTCTGAAGCGTTTCTGTTCTGAGTTGCAGTAATGTAATCTAGTTTAGTTACTCTTTGACCAGATGCAGAAGCTGAAACAGAAGCAGCAAACATTTGCATATCATCAGTATTGATGTTTGCAGTATGTGTAGCGGCTAATGTTCTGTTAACAAAAAACTGTACGTTTTTTGCTCTATCAACTCTAAAACCAACAGTATCATATGCACTATCAGTGATAGTATATGCAGTATACTGTGTTTGAGTTGTTCCAGAAGCATTTTTAGTTACAAATCTGTAGAACTGTTCACCATTGTTAGACTCAATAGAGATTCTATTTGCTGATCTCCATCCAGAACTTCCTGTGAAAGTTTCTACTAAACCTGTTCCATAGTCAGTTGCATTTGCATCATTGTTTTGTATTCTTGCTTCATACCAAACAACTGTTCCTGGATTTGTTACAAATCCAGATGCATCAGTAACTTCTGCTACAGCTTGAAAAGTATTTGCAGTTTTAACAAGAGCTAAACCGTTGTTATCAGTTGTATTAGCTGAAGTTAAAGAAACTGCTCCACCTACTTCATTAGATATACCAGCTGATGCTCCACCATCTGCAATAGATGTTGACCATTCTGCTGAAGGCAAAGTGTTATAAATAAAATCATCTTTATAACAAATGTAATTTGGATTATTGTCTACTGGTAAATCCTTAAACCATTTTGTGTTATTAGCTAACCCAGCAAACATTACTGGATTTCTAAAGTGTGTTCCTGCCATTTTATTCTCCTAGTTAGTGTGAATATAGTCTCTAGGCCGTCGACTATACGCGTCTATATTCAACATTAATAAATTGTATAGTAAAAATAATATACAAAAAAAAAGGGGCGAAGTAAACTCCGCCCCTTCTCGAATCTATGTTAGATTAATATTAAGATCCTGAAGAACCAAATACGCATCTAGGGTCTGAGAATCCAAAAGAATATCTCTCTCTAGCTTTGTATCTGACGTTTCCAGTATCGAAATCGCCTTCCATAGCAGTTCTTAGTGGTGATCTGACGAAATGCTTAAAGCCATTAGGTGCATCAGTGATGATAAAGAAAGCATTAGTATCATTTAAGAAATGATTGACTCTATAGCCTTCTGGAATCATATTCATGTTATTAAGGGCGTTAATGTCATTGTCAGCCGTACTAACTCTTAATGGAGATTTTAAGATTCTCTCAGCAGTAAACTGTAATTCTTTTGGAATTATAAGTTTTCTACCTTGAAGAGCGATTCTTAATCCTCTCTCATCAATGTAAGCAGCAATTTTAATAAGCGCATCTTCTAATGAAGTTTCACTTAAATCTGCTTGAGTTGTGAACGTGTTCACTAGGTTAACACCAGAAACAGTTGGGTGAGTTGTACTACAAAGTGGTACACCGTCTCCTCCGAGTTGAGTTGTACTAAACGCACTGTTTAATATCTCAGCTCCTTTAACTTGTTTTGTGTTAGCCATTGAACGTGCTAACGCTCTTGCGTATCGATTACCAAGTCTGTCATACAGATTATCTTCAATCGCTTCCTCAGTTATTGCGAATGCTAGTGCAACTGTTTGGTGTGTGTATCTAGCGGTGAACGCTTCTTTAGCGTCATCGAATACAACCGAAGCACCTTCAGCTTTAGTAGATGCACTACCAAAGCCAGTTAGCATTACTTCCTCTTCGAAAGCTCTGTCTGATGTTTCTGTCTGAAAGATCTCAGCAGTCTCGTTTTCGTACCTGTCATACTCTAGTCCAAATAAAGCATTCAAACCAGGCTCTAGTTCTTTAACTAGCTGTGCTCGTGATATAGCCATAATTTAATCTCCTCTATTATGATTGACCAGTAGTACCAGACTTGTACGAATGGTTATTGATAACTACTAATACATTCACGCCTGAAGCAGCTGTAATATCAGAATTGTTTGGATCCTGAGATATGTCTACTGCTTTTAGCACAAATGTAGAAGATGAATCAGCTGTTGCAACATCAAGACTCTCTCTTGACTGTCCAGATAAAGTATCTCCAGTGCCTGCATTTATTTTATAATTTGCAAACAAATGAGAAACAGTGAAAGTTGCATCTGAATTAATTTCATATACAACGTCTGGTCCGTCAATTACTTGAGCCATGATATCGTTAGCAGATATGCTTCCAGGATAGTAGTTTTTAAATGTCGGCTTCTGAGATGTAGGATCAGTGTAGAAAACCCCATTGAAGACACCAACAACAGGATTATCAGTAATGCCTGCAAGCTGAATTGTTCCATCAGCAGCAGTCTTTACTAAGTCACCTTGAAATACCGCTGTTCCGTAATTCTTTAGAATACGATATCTGTTTTGTGCTCCATTGTAGGGAGTTCCATCTAACTGTCTAGCAGCTCTCAGACCGAAATTGCCTGTGTCATTTGCCATCGTTATGTCCTCTACTTTAGTTTGTTAATTTACTGATAGTGATAACAAAAAAATTACTTTTTCGAACCACCACCAAAGGTTACCCTTGATTGCCTTTCAATATTGATAGGCATCTCAGGACGCTGCTCCTTCATAAGATCATTGTCAACCGCTTGTATTTGTTCGCGAGTTCTATTCTCGAAGTACTCTTTCCGCGATTGCATAACCTCTTCCGGTATCCTTGCTAGCACATGGCCACCAACCCCGATAACTCCCTTATGTTTACCTTCCTGAATCGTTGGATAGTCATGAGGTCCGATTTCCTTCATTACGGCTTCGGCTCTCACAAACTCCCAACCTTCCCTTAAAGCTTTTGATACATTTGCTGAATCCATGAAACCCATGGTTTCTGCTCTGATCCATCTTTGTACCATGCCTTGCGGTGCAGGCGGAGCATCTAAACTTGACGGTGGAGTCCAATCTGTTTTTCTCTTTTTCTTTTCTCGCATTTCAGACTCGCGCGATATCGTTGTATTATTTTCTTTTTTATCCATAATATCTCCTATTTAACGTATTTCGCGTATTCCTCTAGTGGCACCCCTAATTTTTTAGCTATCGCTACCTGTGATTTGGTGAGTCTCACAGTCTTGCGTCCACTTTGGTTACGCACTGCAGGTGCAACGGTTTGGACGGGCTGCCTTTGTACCTGTGGTTGATCAAACTTATTAGGAAAATAATTCTTAATTCGTTTGTTCAGTTCATTATAATACTCATCCGAGTCTCCTACAACCCCACTTTCAATTAAATTTTTGTGGATTGCTATAGCTGCGTCATGCATAACATCGTCCTCATTAAACCAAGAGTTTTCCTCTGCCCATCTCTGAGCTCTTAAACTCGGTTGTGGTTGATCAGTTGTCGGTTGAGTCGCGGGAGCAGCCTCTTGTGGAGTTTGCTTCGCTTCTTGTTCTTTCAAAAACTTAGTTTGCGATAAACGCTCTTTTTCTATCGCTAATTGAGTTAGTTTCTGATTTGCATCAACTATTGATTTTGCATCTTGTCCTTCAATTGCTCTTTGCAATAAAGTATTTGCTGCAACTTCATCAGTTTGAAGTCTTTTTTCAAATTCACTTAAATAATTAGCCTCCATTTTTGGATACTTACTTTGGAATTTGTTAATTTCACTTTTTAAACCTTGAGCATATTGTAAAGCAGCTTCTGCTCTTCTATCTGCTTCACGTCTATCTCTAGTTAATTTATTTATTCTTTTTTGAACTGAATCAGATGCTTTATTTAAATCAAAACCATCACTATCTTTATCGGTTTCAACATTAATAGGTGTTTTATCTCTGTTTATCTCAGCACCTTCTGGTTCTAGTTCCTCTTTTTGTAGATTTACTTCTTTAGACTCAGTTTCGTTTACAACTGGTTCTACATTTATGTCTTGTGACTTAATACCATCTGTATCTAAATCTACTTCGACATCTCCTTTGTTTAGTTCTGTTCTTGCCATATCTTCTCCTAGTATAAGTGCAGTATATCCTCTGGATTACTGATGGTTGCGATGATTTCATCATCGTTTAGTATTCGAACTTCCGCCCCTTCTATTTTAAAACGTGAGCCAGCATATCTTCCAAAAATTATCCAATCACCTTCCTTGCACCATGGACCAGTTGAAAACTTATCTGTATCTTTATAAGCTAATGGTCCAAGTTTTAATACATACGCACAAACTGTTGTCATCTGTATTGTTTCTGCAGTTTGATCAGCAAGAATAACTCCACCTTTTGTTTTCTTAGGTCCACTATAAGGTAAAACTAATACTCTATAACCTGTTGGTTGAGGTAATCTATCTATTGAAGATTTTTCTATTGATGTAGGATCTAAAAAAAGTTTTTTAACTTCTTCTTGTGATTTATAGGCGTTCAATAAAGCAGGTTCTTGCTTATTAACTTCCTTCGTCTTCAGTTTCATTTGGCTCCTGTTTCTGTAGCAGGTCTTGTAAGTCCCTGTGCAGATCCTCTATGGATCTGATCTGTCCTATTATATACTTATACTCCTCAATAGTGTCAACTCCTAATTTCAACTTTTCCGTGAGAGCTTCTGACTTAGGTTTAAGTATTTTATTCTGTATAAATTTTATTGTTGAGTAATCCACACCTACCTTTTATATTTTTCTCTCCAATATTTGGCTCTTTCAAGTCTTCTTACTCGCATTTCAAGATTTGTGTATTGATAAAACACAATCATTTTGAAAAACATAAAGAATCTTTTTAACATTTCCATCTTCTTCTAGCTTGTCTTATTCTTGAATTTGGGTCATTTCTAGTTTTTGCACTAGCTCTTTTTAACTGACCTAATGATCTAGCGCAATAAGATTTTCTTCTTTTTGCATCTTTTGAGCCTGGTTTAACATCCCCTGTTACAGCAGTTTTTAACTTAGATCCTGGATTAAGCCTTCTATAAGCTTTTACTCCAGCTTTAGTCATTCCAGCACCTGATTTTGTAGGTCTAAAATTTCTTTTGTTTCTTGCAGGCATGCCGCCTTTTGAAAATTTCTTTTTAAAAGTAATACCTTGATAATCTTTACTTAAATCTAAAATAAATTCTGATTTTGGATTCATTGCAGGTAAATCATCCTCATCCATTTTACCTCTTTTTATTCTAAGAGTTGGACCCTGTTTATTCTTACCAAAATTTTTAATATCTTTACCTGATATATATTCTTTTTTATTACCAGGCTGAACTTCAAATGCGTAAGCTATTATATCACTCATAGATACCTCATTCTTGTTTGATCTATTATACCACCTTGCATTTTTGTAAATGTTTTGACGTTTGTTGGTTTTGGACCAGTATTACCCGCTGCTCTTTTTCTGGCAACAGCACTCGCCCTTTGCGACGCGCTCATCCGTGTGGCTTTGGCAAGTGGTACGCACTTTGGATACTTCCTCTTCGCGTCCGCTTTCTGTTTTGAACGGCCACACTTTGCGAAAGAACCATCTTTTTTTTTGCTCCCAATATCCACCCATTTCTGATCGAACCATTTTTTTAATCCATTAGACATATGTAAATTTTGTAGTATCTATGACACCACCACCAGCTTTACCTGCTGGTTTTGGTCCTTTAAAATCTTTTCTTCTAAGACCACTTGGATCTTTTGCTTTACCCGCACAAATTTTAGAAGCATAAGCATTAGCATACGCTGATGGGTACACTTTAAATTTTCGTTTCGCTGCGGCT